AAAAACAATATAAAAGCTAAAAACCAAAAACATTTAAAAATGGAAAATACCAAAAATAACAATCAGTTTTCAACGACTACTGAGGCTGTTTTAGCCCTGGGAGTGCCTTACCATAAGCATTCCCCATGGACTGATGTCTCAATTGTGCCTATTCGTACTTCTGTTGAAGCTCTTCCCCCTAACTTGTGGGGGTTGGCAGATACCGTTTCCGAAATAAAGAACGAAGCGGCTTGTTTGCTGCAAAAGTATGTCAGGGGTGGGGCTGATGTACAATCGAGAAGCTTTTTGCTTAACCCACCACATGCTCCCAATGTGCGCCGTGTTCAAATAACGGAGGCATATCGGAAGGATGATGTCAAGTGGCCAGATGATTGTGCCAAGATTTGCTTTACGCAAGCAACTCAGTACCCCGTTCACCCGGATGGATGGTTTGTAAAGAGAGCCAAGGTTCGACTCGTATCACGTGCGAGCAGAGTCGTGCAATGTGTTCTGGAATTTACTATCCACAATTATTCCGTGACAGATAGTTTGCCATTGTTCCCAATTGAAGATGTGTCAGACTTATTCATGGAGTCCATACGTGATTGGTCCGTTAATCCCAATGAGTTGCCTTTTGAGGAAATGAAATTGCGCAAAGCTACAACTCGGGACTACGTCGAGTACTTCACTGAACTCTTCAATCCCAAACAATATCCTGAAATTCAGATGAAGTTGACCGGTTCTTTTATGAATCTATGGTCTTCTGAAACTGAAGAGAGCGTTCAGGAAATGACAGACGCCTATAGTGAATTAGCCAATGACATGAAAGGTGTCCTGCCCACGGCAAAGGAAACAATGACTAATGCCAATTCTCTCTTTGGAAAACTCACACAGTTAGCAGATGACCACTCTGATCTGCCTTCTAGAGTAAAAGAGGTTCTTGGTAAAGCGGAAAAGGCCCTTGAGGGTCCCTCCTTCGCCAATATGTCAACTCTGAGAGTAGTTGTTGTGATGGCGCTTTGCGCTGCCGCAATTCATGCTGCCATATCGGATAACCCCAACAGGTTTCTTATGTTTGGGGCTGTATTTCTGATTAGTGCGGCACTCAACTCTTCTCTCATAAAGAAAGTTTCGGTGTCGATGATGGAAGTCCTGCAAGAATGGACTATCAACCGTATGGCTGGTGTGGCTCACATGCAAGATGGAGATGAGCCGGGAATTGTTGATTCCCTGGTTTCTCTCCTTGTCGTTTCAATGGTCGGCACACAAAAGACTGCTTCTTCATGCATCAAAATGCTTAGTTCGTTGAGCTTTGATAAAATGAAGTCCAACATTCTTGGGATTTTCAAATCCATTTCTGACCTGTGTTTGAAAATAGCGAAGGGCTTAGGATTTGATCACCTCGTCCCAGATAAGTACAAACTTTTGTATTTGCATAACGAGGAGATTAGAGCTTTCGCTCTTGAGATAGACACACTACACGACAAGATGAAAGAGGGTTCCTTCAACCTAACCGATGGAAATTTTGAATACGTAAAAGCCATGTTAATTAAGGCTGAACAACTCACTATTAAACTCGGTTCTTCCAAACAAAACGTGGGATATGTCAATGTCATTCGTGACAGAATACTTTTCCTTCGAAAGTTGAGAGACAAATTTGTTTCTTCCAACTATGCCACTGATGGAAGAAGACCCGTGCCTGTGGCTATATGCTTAGCTGGACCTCCAAACACTCTGAAGTCCCAAACTTTAGAACATCTGGCGTATGCCATTGCTGCGAAACACCTGTCCCCTGAAGAGCTTCAAAAGTTCATTGATGTTACAAAGGATTTCGTTTACCCAGTTCCTATATCTAATGAATTTTGGGATGGATACAAGCCCTCGGCTGTGTTCACTATGTTCCAAGATTTCTTGCAAAAATTGGATGTGGCTGGTATGACTGATAATGAAATAACGAAGTTCATGAACATTATGGAGGAAAGTGCCTATATCTTGAACATGGCCCACCTTGATCAAAAAGGCACTACGTTCTTCAATTCCAAGTTCATTTTTCTCACCACTAATGCAGAGACAATACAATTGAATTCTATTCGTTCGGGTGAGGCACTAGCCAGAAGGTTTACCTTTTGGGTGTTGCCAAAACCTATGGAAAAATACGATAAAGGTTTCAATGAGACAGGCATGCGTGACGGTCGAGTAGATTATGATGCCCTTCCCAAAGGCAAACTAGGAGTTCCGAGTGCAAATCCTGACTTTATGGAATTCTGGGAAAAAGACAAGAAAACCGGAGCGCTCACTGGCAAAGTGTATACATTCCAGGAACTCGTAGATGCTGCAGTTGCTGAGTATGACTTGCACGAGAAATGGTTTAAACAGAAGACCATGGAGTTACTAGAGAGAGCGAAGCCTACGTTTATTCCCAAGAAAACTGCTGATATTGCCGTGTGTGTTGATCACACCTTCGCTTCACAGCAAGGAGGTTTTGATTTATCCGCGTTTAGGAACGAAGTCGTGAACATGGTTCCGTTGGAGGAATACGATTTTGAAGTTTCTGACCCGAAGATCGAACAGGATGCATTTTTGAAGCTTAGTATGCTCCTTCGAGATCAAGATAGAGACAAGTACGGTTGGTTTCTGAAGTGGCTTGATCGAGCCGCGAAGAATAGTCGACATGCCCTGACAGGAGCAGGTTATGGAAGACTTTGCATGGCCTCTTGTCCAGGGAAATTTCTTGCCTTGATAGAAAATGGAGAATTTGGAATTGATCCCCCGTTGGCCGAGCTCGAAAGTTTGTTTGTTCAGGAAATTATTGACGAGCATGTTGTTCAGGTCGACCTTCCAAAACGTCCTTTGTTCTTTGACACTGCCCCGTTGTTGTCGAGACTGGAATTGATTAAAGATTACGTTACTGAGTTCTTTTGGGACTTTGTCGAATATGCCAAGATGTACGCTGGATATGGCGCTATTGCATCTTTTGGTATTTATTTGATTATGAAGTACTTTGGTAGGGAAAAAGACTATGACTATATTGACGTCCAAATCAAAGATTCTCCTCGAGTCACAGGCACAATTGTGCGAAAGAAAGCTGATACGAATCAGAAACTGGTGATGGTTGAAGGCGAAGATGGCAAGGATAAGATGTCCCGTTACAAGTTCAAACAACATAGCAAAGTTTGGTATCTGCCCTGTGATCGGGCTGAGTGTCCCTACAACTTTGACAACATGTATGACCCAGAAGATGAGGATGATCCTTACCCACGGTGGAAATTGATTGAATATGATGGGAGCTTGTATCACCATGCGACAATCACAGATCTCGATTTTGACACGACACACTTGACAAATGATCAGATCAAACTGGTTCAACAATATGGCATTAATGTGCAGAGCAACAAGAAAACGAAGGGCGGAAAGAATAAAGGCCCTAAGAAGCCTAGACATCGAAATCAACACCCTTCAATTCAGGCTGCTCACATCACTGATCCGAATGCTCTTTCAATTGTGGAGTCTGTTTTGAATAGGAATTGTTATGTGTTGAATTTGGTGAATCCCGCCACCAAGAGTCGAAAAATTGTTGGTCTAGTTACAGCAATTATGGATACTTGGATTATGGTTCCCGCTCACTTCCATCGTAAGTCTGCTTTGCAAGAGGAAAGGGCTGCCAATGATGGAGCACACTGGGAATTTATGTTTGCTAGAGAATCCCAGACGGTTGCTTTCCACGTCCCGTACAAATGCATTTCAGAACCGTCTGCATATTATGTGCCTGCGGAAAAGAAAGACTTGATGTTCATCCAATTGCCACGCGAACATTTCAAGGTCCATAGAAGGATAGATAAGTATTTTCTTTCTAGAAAGGAAATTGAGAGACAAGTCGATATGTCCTTCTGGTTGGTTGGGTGCCATGGTTCCTTTGTCAATTCATATACTGGAACCGCTCGATATCAGGCCAGCATGACGGCGTATAATGAGAAAAAAGAACTCCAAACGTTCGACGATGTTATAAAATACAAAGCTGCTACTGTTGGTGGAGACTGTGGAGCTCTCTTCGTCCTCCTGAATCCACAGGCTAGTCAAAAGTTGTGTGGAATACATACTTCAGGCTTTGAAGGTCGTGAAGGTTTCGCCACTGTTGTTACAAGCGAGATGTTTGAACCTATGATAAAGGACTTAGACACTGTCAAAGAAGACGGAAGTTCCAATAATTTTTGGACTGATCAGATGGGTGACTTATTCGAACCTTTGAAAATTGTTGAAAGAGGTTTGCCTCTGGTCAGTAGAACCAAGATTATTCCGTCAGACTTGGCTGGTTGTTGGGAGGCTCCAGTGGTAGTGCCAGGCGATTTGACACGAGAAGCTTATGAGTTGGCAAGAGATCGCTATGCTCGCCCATCTGTTAGATTACCCTGGAACGTTATCCCTCATGTTACGAGAACCCTGTTCGAACATTATGAACACGTGTCCTCGCGGAACGTGGAACGCAGGTTGTTGACGTACACAGAGGCTGTTGAAGGACTCTCAGATGATCCCGAATACGGTGCCATTTGTAGACAGACCAGTGCGGGATATCCCCTATGCCTCCATGTGCCCCATGGACATGAAGGTAGGACGCACTTCTTTGGCGCGGAGGGCCCTTTCGAACATTCCGACTTGTCCCGACAATTGGAAAAGGACATTCGGAAGGTTGTCGCAGATGCTGGTGAAGGGTTAAGAAACGAGTTCATTTATTCAGACAATTTGAAAGATGAAAAAGTGTCACTTAAGAAATTTCAAGCGAAGAAGACTCGTCTCTTCTCCGCAGTCCCATTGAAGTATTTGGTGATATTTCGCATGTATTTTGGAACTTTTATGTTATGGTATGCGAAGAATAAAATCGACAATTCCTCTGGAGTGGGAATAAACCCCCATGATGAAAGTTGGCACCATCTTTTTAGGTCCCTTTTGGGATCCAATAAAATGGACGACATATGTTTCTTCGCCGGAGACTTCAAAGGTTTCGATCAATGCGGAAAGCCCTTTATCTACTTTGCCATTCTGGATCAAATCAATCGGTGGTATTCGGATGGAGAAGAGAATGCGAGAGTGAGACGAGTTCTCTGGCTAGAACTCACTCAATCCAAGCATATTCGAGGCACCATTGTATATGAGTGGTCTCGCTCACTGCCCAGTGGTCATCCAATGACCACTATAGTGAATACAATCTATAATCACGTTGCATATCGATATTGTTTTTACCGGGCGATGGGCGATAATCTGTATTATTTGTACCATTTTCACGAATGTGTCCATCTATGTTCATTTGGAGATGACGTTGTTGGCACAGTCAAACAGGATTTTAGGGATGTATTTAATGAACTTACAATTGGACCATTTATGGAAGAATTGGGCTTGGTGTATACAACGGATTTAAAGGTTGAAGCGACTGTCCCCCTTAGGAAGTACTCTGAAGTTACGTTCTTGAAGCGTGGGTTTAGATGGTCTGAGGAAGTTGGGAGTGTCGTCGGACCCCATGAAATGGGAGTTCTTCGATACATGCCCTTTTGGACTAAACGCTCAACTCAATATAGGAAGATTACGGAGGATATTGTTTTGTCAGTTTTGCGCGAGTTAACTTTGTGGGGCAGGGAAGAATTTGAAACTTTTGCACCTGTCATTCTTAGTGCATGTAGAGAACGAATGAATTGGGTTCCCCCCGCTACTACATATGAGACTTGCCTAGATTTGGCTTATCATTACTCTGATGAATATTTTAATTAGATCCAACGTCTTTAGAAAGACGTTAAACTATCTCGTGGGAACACGTTAACTTCGGTTGTACAGCCTTTGTACCATATCTATATGTTAATAGTATTTAAATGGAAAGTAATTTACAATATTTAAGTTCTAGATTCCACCCTGAGTTCGTGACTGTTGAACAGGGCCGGGAATTGTTTGCTAAACGTCACAAAAAGGACCATAGTTTAGGTCGGGACTATGGAACTTTTAAAGCTACCGACTACCCGTGTATCCAAATGGAGAGCTCAGGACACACGCGGTCAAGTGTGGAAGGAGGTGTCGAAGTCGACTCCACCACTGTCATCAAAGACGAAGGTGTAGTGGAAACGATCACGATTGCTTCCCCCACAGCTCCCCAGCCCTCAGCAATGCCAATGAGACTTCAGGCAGACGCTTCTATTGCTACTTTTTTGAGGAAGCCGTTTGAAATCACGTCTGGAACCTTTACTTTGGCTCCCCTAGCTGTTCAGAGCTATGATGTCATGGAATACCTCTCAACGGTGAATTTGTATTCATCGAAACTTAGAGGTGTATATGGTATCAAAGCAACGCCTGTGTTTACCGTAAAGTGTAATGCTAATCGGTTCACGGGGGGATTGTTTGGTTTATCCTTTCTCCCAACTGCTGGGGCTGCAGGGGGGCACGCCCAAACTGTCGAGATTGCCCAGTCCTTCAGTAAGGCACAGAGATCACATTTGTTGACGGCGTACTTGGATTTGAACTGTGATTCTTCCGTTCAATTGCGAGTTCCGTGGGTTTGTGCATATCCCTACTGGCAAACACGTCGGACGGGTGTCCAAGCTTTTCGGGGCTCGCCGGGGAGAGTCTTGTTTTGGGAATACAGTCCAGCTATTGATTTCTCGGGTGCAACGATAAATGCCAGCTATTCTATATACGTACATTATGAAGATGTAGAATTGTATGGTGCTGCTATTCCGCAGATGGGTGATCTTTTCGATTACCCTGAAGTTCAAGCAGGAAATGCTATTGTCAAAACCTCCAGAGGATCAAAAGACGTTCTTACGGAAGAAGTCTTGGAGACTGGTCCCATATCCTCCTCACTCCGTCTGGTTGCCTCAGCTTCCGGCGCGCTAACATCTATCCCTTCGTTGATGCCAATCATGGCACCAGTTTCCTGGGTTTCAGATGCTCTGGCGCGGGCTGCCCATTGGTTTGGTTATTCAGCTCCGCTGCTTTCTCAACCTCCATCGAGAATGTATGTGGAGGATGCTCCATACCTAGCAAATTTTGACAAACACTCTCAGGTGGCTCCATTGTCACTTTCAGTCGCAAACAAACTTTCTCCCAGTCCCGGTTTTTCAGGCACTACAGCCAATGAAATGTCGATCGATTTTGTAAAATCTCGTTTTGGCTTCATAGGTTCAACTGGCTGGAACACTGGGAGTGCTCCGGGAACCTTGTTGAACACGATTGATATCACTCCACGCGCGTTTGAGACCACTGGTGTTGACTCAAACACCTTGACCTGGCGCAATCCAGCGCCGGTTGCGTTTCTTGCGCGTCAGTTCGATATGTGGAGAGGTTCTATTGTTATTAAACTTCGACTTGTTAAAACTGAATTTCATATTGGGCGTTTGGTAATTATATTCGACCCTTTGAATGAGAGTACCCCGGGTGCCGTAGATAGTTCGGGTGCAGCCGCGTCTTATCGGAAAATTTTAGATATTCGCCAAGGCTCCGAGTTTGATATTATAGTGCCCTGGGTGAGTGACGTAGACTGGAAATACACACACGCAGGCAATGGTGTCGTGTCAGCTGGTACTCTACGTTTTTACGTGGATGACCAACTTAGTTTCTCTGCTGGATTTAGCGGAGGAACCATCAACATGATATACGAAGCGTGTGGAGGTCCGGACTTCGCAGTTGCAGGAAGACGTTTTTCCACTTATAATCCAGGATCTCCTGCTAATAGGATCCAATGTGGCATGGATGATGATCTCTATCCAGAGATTCAATCCGGCGCAGTGGAATTGAATTCGGATGCAAAGGGAGACGCACATTGTGCATCCTCAGCAACGAAGTTTGAACCCGACGCTGGTCACACAGGTACAGTTCAAATTTGCTCACACACTTTTGGGGAAGTAGTTCTTTCATTAGCACAGCTCCTCAAAGCCGGAGGCTTGGTGACGTCAAGTGTCCAAAACACGGGAGCCACAGGCTTTTGCCAGATTTCGCCATATCATTGGATGTATGCGCGTTCTCAAGCCGGTGCTCCCACCACTATCGTTTCACGAGACCCTTACACTATGCTTGCTTCATGCTTTGCTATGGTGCGAGGTGGTATTCGTCTTTCGATTATTTCGCAACTCGAGGCAGGCTGTTGGGTTGCGTCTTATAAGCCACTAGGCTCCGTTGTTTCCTCTATCGTAGTGGGTCCCGCAGGGAATCCACTTGATGCAGGACAAAGCAGCGGAATCTATACTCGCCGGTCAGGTTCCGGCGGCCTCAATGTCCAAGTCCCCTATTATAACATATTGCCCATGTCACCGACAAATGACTTAGGGTGGTATGGGGGGGTCGCCGCTTTCCCACACACACAGCCAGCTATAAAAACGATTTTAGATTTAGTCTATGTCGATGCTGCTACCTTAGCGGCGCCAGCTTCATTTTTCCTGCATAGAAGTGGGGCTGATGATTGCGAGTTTTCAGGATTCGTTTCCATCATGCCCACTTTTACGTTATGAAGTGGCAAACATGCGGTTATTATTTTGATGGATTTTAAGATAGTCGCGTTAGAGTTTCCAGCCATGTTTGTCCGGGAAACTCACTCTCTTCTCTGTGATAATGTAGAGTAAAAAACAATAAAGGCATTTTAACCTTGTTGGTGAACAGAGACGCCACCAGGGGTTTTTACAC